TCAGCGGGAGCGAGGGAGGCAAGACAATCAAGGGCATCTTCAATTTCGGGGCCAATGTATCCATTGATTTGGGGCGGGAATCTGCCTCCGCCATCGCAGAATTTAAGACAGGCTTGCGGACGGCTTCTGATATTTATGCAGAGCGTGGCCTAGATTTTGAAAGTAGCTTAAGGCAAAAGGCACAGGAAGCGGCCCTAATCAAAAGCCTTGCAAATGAATACGATATTCCCGCCGTGGCAATCTCAGATATTGTTGAAAGCCTTGTCTATGCCCAGCAAGCGGCGCAGAGGTCGGGACAAACCCAAGAGGGCGCAGGTGGCCAGCCTCAAGTTGTGTCGGATATTTCCCTCAACGGAGCGCAGGTGGCAAGCCTCATCAACATCATCAATGCGGTGGCCGCTGGTGCGCTTTCCAAGGAGGGTGCGGTTTCGGTCATCACAGCGGCCTTCCCCACGGTTTCAAGAGAACAGGCGGTTTCCATTGTCGGGGGCATTCAAGAAGGCAACATCATCCCAACGACCAAAGAGGAGCGCATTGCTTCGGCAACCCAGCAACCCGCCCAAGAGGTAAAGGCCGAAACCATAGAGGATAAAAAAAAAGAAGTTTTTCAAAAACTGACCGCTGATGATGTAAAAATGCTCATCGCCGGAATGATGGGCGGGATTGAGTTGGGCAAATACGATGGAATTGATTTTACGCCCCCAGAAGGAGCAAGAGAGGCCGCAAAGAGGGCTTTAGATGTAAGGGAAAGCAAGCCAGCCAGTCAGAGGGGAATGACCCCCGTGGGCATCGCTAGGGCTAGGGATTTGATTAACGGGGTAAAGTTCTCGCCCGATACCGTCCGCAGAATGAAAGCCTTCTTTGATCGGCATGAGGTTGATAAAAAGGGCGCGACTTGGGATGAGCAAGGCAAGGGATGGCAAGCGTGGAATGGTTGGGGAGGTGACGCTGGTTATGCTTGGGCAAGGAAAGTGGTTCGCCAAATGAACTCAAGGGATGAGGAAACTAATTTTGTGGCTGGCCGTGACTGCGGACAGGATGACGAAGGAACTTTTGGCCCAGATAATAAATGTGCTGTTGGCTATGGGAGGCCGCCTCTAAGTGGCGGATATACGCCGAAAAGGCCCGGAGGGAAATTCCCCAAGGATTATGTAAGGCCAACACCTCAAACAAAAGAAAAAAAACCAGCGGAATCAAAACCCCTTCCGCCACCTCCGCCACCCACAGGCGGCGCAAAACCAACAGCAGAAAAGCAGACGAAAAAATCTATTTTCCCAAACGCAACAAAAGATTACGACAGCAATGAGGTGGCATCGCTATCCTCAGCCATTAGCGGAAATGAAAAAAGGCTGGAGTCGTTAAGACAAAACATTATTAAAAAAACAGAAGATGAACAAAAAGAACTAGACTCTGCACAAGAAAAACATCAAACTATAAAACAAAATATAAAAGATTCTCAACTCAAACTTTCAAGCCTAATATCGGCCAGAAGCCAGTACGATATTGAAAAAGATAGAGACAAATATATTGAAAATAAAAACCTTATGGAAAGGGAGTACGCAAAGCTAGAATCCTTAAGGAAAGAATCAGAAATACAGCAAAAACAAGTTAATGAGGTAAAGCTAAAAATTAGAAAGGCGGGTCTTGAAGAAATAAAAAAAGATATGCTTGAAGTAAACAAGCAAGATGGTTTTTCTTCTGAACAATTAAACAAGGCCACGGAAGAGCTTAAGCAAAAACAACAATCTGCAATAGCGGAAGACAAGAAGTCAATAAGAGAAAGTAAGGATGCATTTGCTACGCAAGAGAGAGAAAGGGCGCAAGAGAGGTTAAGAGAAATTTTCAATCCCCATATACATTCCGAATCACTATCAAAACCAGTTGAATATGTAACAACATCTAGGGCATACTCTAAGGGCGAAACAATAGAGTTTGTTGATGGGTCTAGGTCTGGCAGTCTTAGGGGAATATCAATAAATAAAAAAACGAATCTTAAAACAATATTACATGAATATGGACATCAGATTGAGGACGGCAACCCAGAGGTTCATGATTTATGCACAGACTTCTTGAGGAAAAGAACTGGCGGCGAAAAGGCGGTAAGCTTTCAAAAAACCTTTAGGGGGTACGGCTACGGAAGAGATGAAGAGGGATCGCCGGATGATTTTGAAAAATCTTTTAAGGCCGTTTTTCCAGAAGTGGACGCAAGACGATACGCTCATTATGCTGGCAAAAAATATAAAGAAAAACCCTTTGGGGCTAGCTCAAAATACCTTGCAAGCACAGAGGTTTATTCAATGGGACTAGAGCTATTACACGAAAACCCTGCCAAATTTGCTAAAACTGATCCCGAATGGTTTAATCTTGTATCTGGAATTGCTACTGGCAGGCTTCTAAAGAAAACAAGGGGCGTTAAATAGGGAATATGCTATGATTAAAATTTTAGTCTCTTTATTTGGGGAGAAAATATCAATAGCCATAGAGGATGGCGAAATTTCGATAAAATCAAAAAACAAAGATATTGTGGAGCTAATAAAATTTATATATTCCAAACTTCTGGAATCATACGGCCCATCTGATGGCTCTTTCGGTGGCGCAATAGCGCAAGAATTGGTTGCAATAGGCGCAAAAATTATAGAGGTTAAAGAGCCTCCCGTTGAGGAGGGCAGGGTTTATTAGAAACCAATTGGGGCTTTGACATAAAGAAAAAATCATGCCCCTACCCACCCCTAGAGGAGACGAATCCGAACAAGACTTTGTAAGTCGCTTCATGGGCAACGAACAAGCCATTAGCGATTTTCCCGATGAATCCCAAAGGGCGGCGGTGGCATATCGCACTTACCGCGATGAGGATGAGGAAATGGAGGAGCTAGAACTTCCTGGGGTTTCGATTTTAGAGGAGGGCGAGGCCAAGGGGCATGACTTGTTCGTGGACAAGAAAAGCCTAGAGAAAGCCCTAGATATCATGAAGGGGGCGCGTAATGGGGTGAAGGTCAAGATGAACCACGGAAGCGGATTGGATGCGGTGGTTGGCTTCGCTCGCAACCCAAGAATCGAAGGAAACAGGCTGATTGCCGACCTCCGACTTCTCCGCAACTCTCCCCATTACGGCCTCATCAAAGAGATGGCATCGGAAGCCCCCGATCAATTTGGCGTATCTCTGGCCTTTGTGAATGAAAGCGAAACGATTGATGGCAAGGATTATATCCGCCCCCAGAGCATCGCCTCCGCCGACCTAGTTTCCAGCCCTGCGGCAACCAATGGGCTTTTTGAGGAGATGGTTAAGTTTATGCAAAAATTCGGCTACATGGCCGGAGGAAAGCCCATTCCAATTGATCTGCCAGAAGCAGTTGAAGAAGGGGCAAATTTGACAAAGGAGAAAAAAGCAATGGAAAACAGCGATTACAAGAAAGATATGGACGAAATTAAGGTTCGTCTCGCCGCCTTGGAAGAGGCGATGAAACCCAAAGAAGAGGAAAAGAAAGAGGAAGTCAAGGCCGAGGAAGCCCCCAAAATCGTCATCGAAAAAGAAGATGAGGAGAAAGAGGATTCCACGGAAGAGATGAGCGAACTGGTCAAGAAAGTTCTTACTGAGTTCGGCATCAAGCCCGTCCCCGCTTCCCCCGTGACCGAAGAGGCTCCCGCAAAGAAAGAGGAGCCTAAGAATTTTGAAGCTCTGGTGGCGGCTCACCCCGACTATGGAACTTCAAAGCTCAAGGCCATGAAGGCCGTGATGCTTTCCAACCCCAAGGAATACGGCGAGGCTCTTGCCCGTGGTATTTCCAAACTCTAAACCAAGGATAAAATAGAATGAGTACCAATATTGACGGAAATTTTCGGACATTCAGCACTTCGTCCGCTATCTCGGCGTTTCGCCTTGTTCAGCCCTCCACCGTGACGGCTGGCGGGGTTGATGTGGCCGTGACCGGAGCGACCAAAGCCATCGGAGCCACGATTGATGATGTGGCGGCCAATGGCTATGTGACGGTGAAGCTGTTCCACCCCACCTTCTTCGCAACCGTGTCCGGCACGGCGGCGGTTGGTGATGTTGTGAAATTTGATTCGGCTGGTCAAGTGACCACGCTGGCGGCCAATCTTGTGACCGCTGGCATCGCCCTTGAGGCGGCCACGGCGACTTCGGCGGTGATCGAGATTGCCGTTCCGATGTTCTAAGGATTAACCCAAACAAAGAAAGAATAAGAAAATGAGTTATATCTCTGGTGGCACAACGATTCGGGGAGACATCAACCAAGCTTTGGTTGAAGCCCCTAATGGCGATGCTGGGCTGATTGGTGCGGAAATTTTCCCCCTTCTGCCCGTACCCGCCAAAAGCGGTCAGTACCTCAAGGTTCAGTTGGCACAGGCCGACCTCCTCAACAATGATTCCAAGGCTCGTGATGCTGGTTCGGGGTATGCCCGTGCGATCCGTGCTTTCGGGACTGACACCTACGACACCGTTGAGTTCGGTCTTGAAGAATTGATCGACGATAGCTTTCGCGCTGATGCGGATCGCTTCTTCGATCTTGAGGCTTCCTCGGCTCGCTTCCTGCTTCGGCAGATCAAGCTCGGCCACGAGAAGCGTGTGCAAGACATCGTCAATGCCAGCACGACCCCCTTCACCACCGCCGATCAGTCCGCCATCTCCGCTTATACCAATGCGAATCTGGCGAACATTGATGTGGCTGGCGATGTGGCCAATGCCCGTACCGAACTGAACAAGCTCGGTTATGAGGCCAATACGGTCATCATGTCGGCCCCCGTGTTCGAGCGTATCCGCCGGACGACCAAGCTCCAGAATCAGTTTTTCGGCGTTATCTCCGATACTGGTTCCCGCTTGCTGTCCGAACAGGAAATTGCGGCGGCTCTGGGAGTCCAGAAGGTTCTCGTTGGCCGTGCGGCGATCAACTCCGCTAACAAGAACAAAGCCTACTCCGGTGGGTTCGTGTTCTCCAACAGCTATATCACCGTTGCCAATGTTCAGAGCGGTCAGTTCACCGCTGGCGGTATCGGACGCACCCTTGTTTGGTCGGCCGATGCTCCGGGCGGCTTCGTTAGCGAAAGCTATCGTGATGAAGCTCGGC